AAAGGTGAAAGCAAAAGAATGAAAGCAAAGCGTAAATCATTTAAGAGCCGACACCGAAAGAATATCAAGAGAGGCCCGACAAGTGCCGCTTATTGGGCAAACAAAGTGAAGTGGTGATATGGAAATAGAAGCCTTTAACTTTGAACATCAAATGGATATGGAGTTATCTCGAAACTCTTTTCCTTATTTTTTTCAAAATGTTTTAGGTTTTATGTTTCCTAGTTATCAACAAGAGTGGCTTGAATTAATGAATGATACACAAAGAACTGTTATTGTTTGTTCAAGAGACCACGGAAAATCAGTATTTATGCACAGTTGGGTTGTTTGGAATTTAATATTTCAAGAGCCTCCATATCAAATGCTCTACATTTCATCGAACCAAAAACAGACAATGGTTCACATGAGAGACATTGATAAGATGTTCACTCACCCAATGCTTAAACAATTTAAACCTGCAAGGGGTTGGGCTATTGGTAATATTACATTAACAAACGGAAACCAAATCTTAGAGCGTTCCGTTGGTTCACAGATTCGTGGACTTCACCCTCAAGAGATTATTATTGACGACCCTTTGAAAGAGTTTAGTATGACTGGTATTCAAAAGGTTACAGATTGGTTTTATGGTGACATGATACCAACACTTCACCACACCGCTTCATTGAGAGTAATTGGAACGCCTTTCAGTTATACAGATATTTACCAACAACTTGAGGAAAATCCTGCTTATACTGTCCGAACATATCCTTGTTTCAATGCTCTCAATGAACCATTATGGCCGGAGAGATGGGATTACGATGCACTAATGGCAAGAAAGGCTGAAGTTGGTTCTTTAATGTTCACAAGAGAATACTTGTGCGTTCCTATCTCTACTGGAACTTCTTTGTTTAATCCTGAGTATTTAGAGAAAGCAAAGAGTAAAGAACATATTCTTAAGCCACATCGTCGTGAAGGATTTAAGTATTATGTTGGAGTAGACCCTGCTATTTCTACTGATGGTGACTACAATGTTATTACTGTATTAGAAGTAGATGAACACGACAATAAAACAATTGTATTCATTGACCGTTCTAAGAATGTAGAGTTTAGAGAAAACATAGAAAAGGTTAGGTTAATTGGAAAGATGTTTCATCCTGAAGTTGTGTTATTTGAAACAAATACATTCGCTAAATCTTTTACTCAAGAATTAAGGAATGTAAGCGACTTAAATGTTCATGATTTTAACACTACTCGAAAGAAGAAGGAAGAGATTATCTTAAGCCTTCAAATGAATTTTGAAAATCAAAAGATTAATTTACCTTATGGTAATGAAGAAAGCCGAAGAGTTTCAATGACTTTACTTGAAGAATTATCAATGTTTGCCATTACTGAAAAAGGAAAGTTTGAAGGAATTGGGGCGCATGACGACATGGTGATGAGCCTTGCATTAGCAAACGCCGCAACACATACAATGAGTGAAACATTCATACTCTTAGACGATTTAGGATTGTTTGAGCCGCCCACTACCAACAAGTATAAGAGGCATAGTAACGGAGTCATAGGTGTGAACTTTTGAGGTGGTTATGATGGTTACAGAACAAGATTTAATTGACTCAAAAGATGAAATTGAAGAATTAGAAGAGTTACAGGAAGAAAAGAAACCTGTTGTTCAAGCCCTTAGTGATGTCGGCATTGAACTAAATAAAGGTATTACTGATTATGTTATGTCGGATTACGAAGCAGTTACTACACTATCTAAGAACTTAAATATTAACGCTACCGAAGCAAGAAAACAACTTTCTTCTTTTCCTAATGAGTATGTTGTTGATGGAGAAAATATTCCAGATTTAGTAAGAAAGATGCGTAAAGCAAGAAGAAAACTAAAAGGAGAAGATAGAGTAAGAATGGCTAAAGCAATTGATACTGTTATTGATGGCTACTCCGACCATATCTCAAAGTGTATTGATTCTATTTACTGGTTAAGTCCATACAAAGAACCATTACTCAAAATGAGATTTAACGAAAAGGATTTGATGAAACTAAATAAAATGGGAGATGTTAAATCAAGAAGAAAAGTAGTAGATGCTTTGTGTAAGTTTTGGGAACATGATTTAAAGAAAACAGATATGGTTTATGGTAAAGATTACTCTTCTCTTGAAAAGACTTGCCGTTTAGCAAAGAAAGATTTTAGAGCAGAAATTAAAAACATTTCCGACCAGTCTCTTGTTAAATCAAAGAAAGAAAGAGTTCTTTCTTTTATTGAAACTGAAATACGAAAACAACCCGGAATTGGAGCAAAACAACTCCATGATAAAATGCCTTCTGTATTACATAAGAACACTACTTCAAATATGATTTCTAAAATGGTTAAAAAATTAGATGTCGCTGTTGTTAATGGTGGATATTATAAAATGCCAAATGAAATCAAAAAGAACATTTGGGCTTATACTGCTGCATTTATTGACTCCGATGGATATATTACAATGGATAGAAACCATAACCCAAGAGTCGGTTTAATTGCTACCGGAGATAGAGGTCGTGCATTTATGGAAGAAATGCACAAATCAATTGGATTTGGTAAATTGCATTTAAATCAAAAATCACCGCAAGATACACGGCCTGTCCAACGACTTAACTTTTATTCTCAAGACCATGTTACAGATTTATTAACAAAGTGTTTGCCTCATTTTAGATTAAAGAAAGGTAATGCAGAGTTACTTCTTGAGTTAATAAGAATGAAAAAATCATATAAGAAACAAGATTGGTATAAAGGTCGCTGTGATGAAATATTCAAACTTATGAAGTGGGAAAATCATAAAGACCATGTAGGTTTTGATTGGCTTAAAGAAGGAATATATTTAGATGATATTGCTAAACTACAAGGTAATTGTAAAATGTCATTAATGGATTCTATGGAACAGATTGGTGGTAGTCTTGTGGTTTGATATATTAAAAGCCCCATTAATAGACTCTAGTAATAGACATGCTGTTCCTCATCAAAGTCTTTCAACTCCGTATTTACTACAATTTCCTAGAGAATTTTTATCAAGACCTGATTCTAAAAGAAGGGGAAACCAAATATGGGAATCTCAAGATGAGAATGCTTTAGCAAAGATTAGAATACACAAATATAAAAAAGGCAATAAGTTATATCCTTATTGGGCTATATTAGCATTTGAAATTAAAGGAGAATTAGGCGCAGGGCGTGGCGAAAAATATGTTCGTGAAATGCGAGAAGAATTAAAAAGCAAAAAAGACATACCAATTGTAGGGGGGAATTCTTATAATGATTGGTCTAAGAACTTTTGGCTCAAAATGAAAAAAAAGGGCTTAATTGATTACGACGAGGTGAGATAATTGGGTAATATTTATTGCACTCGATGTTATACTCAATCTCATAGGAAAGTTATGCCTTTTGGTTTTTGTAAGGTTTGTTGGGAGAAACAAGGCAAACCGGCAAGAATGAAAGTCGAAGACTATATAGAGGAAGAGAAACCTGCAAACAAGTAGGGGTGTAGGACATGGCAGAAGAAAAGCGACGATTCTCTTTTACTAACTTATTTAGGCGTTCTACTCCTAAACCTGCGGATAGACAGATATATAATATGGGTATTCAAGAAAGGCAAAACAATTACATGATGACAGCACCAATCATTTATTCGATGGTGCAACAGTCTGTAATTGTAAGAACCTGTATTACTCAATTAAAACAAGAGGTTTATCGTAGAGGTTATGTTTGGGAGAAGGCTTTTGAAGCAATTTGTAATAATTGCGGTAAGAAACATAAGCGACCAGTTCAAGAATGTTCTCGTTGCGGTAGTGATGATTTAAGAGTTCCTGATGTTAAACAATTACAATTTGCTGAAAAGTTTTTAGAAGGATATGTTAATCCATCCGAACAACTATTCATAGATGTATTGAAAGAATTGGAAGATGATTTGAATACTATGGATGATGCTTACATTGTATTAGTTAAAGAGTATTTCTTAGACGGTAATGGTAAAATTAGAATGCACCGTATTAAAGAGATTTACAGAGGCGACCCAGTAACTATGTTTATTTATGCTGATGAAAATGGAGTAAAGGGAACAAAGGGATTCACTTGTGTTCATCATAGAAATATGTTGGCTACTGAACCACATGAAAAATGTGAAAGTTGTGGTTCGGATTTGAAGCCTGTTCACTTCGTTAATCGAGCAAATGGAGAAGACCAATACTTCTTAGAAGGAGAAGTGTTACACTTTAGTAAATACAGCCCAAGTCGTCTTTATGGTTTCTCTCCTGTAATTACATTATACAATCATATTATGACTCTTATTGCTATGGAGAATTATGTCAATTCAGCATACACTAAGAGTAGAATGCCAAGAGGTCTTTTGGCTGTTCAAACACGAAACATGGATTCAATGAGAGCCTTTTGGAGAGGTGTAAAAGAAAAGATGGAAGCCGACCCTCACTTTATTCCTGTTATGGGAATTGAAGCCGAAGGTGGAAAAGGTGCTGTTGAATGGATTAAGTTTATGGATTCTCTCAAAGAGATGGATTACATTTCAGTCAAGGATGATTTAAGAGATAGGATTTCAGCATTCTACGGAGTAAGTAAAGTATTCATGGCTGACAATACAACCAGTGGTGGATTGAACAATGAAGGTATGCAAATACTTGTTACTAATCGAGCAGTTCAAATGGCTCAAAATGTTTATAATAATTATGTTTTCCCTTACTTAACAAAGCAATTTGGAATTACTGATTGGAACTTAAAACTTCCTCCATCCGAAGAAGAAGATGAAATTGCAGGTCTTCGTAAAAGAGAGATAGAAGTTAATATTGCTGCTTCAATTAAAAATCTAGGATTTGAAGTAGAAATGGATGAAGATGGGCAATTTACATTCAAAAAGCCTGAACCTCAACCGGAACAACAACCAGTTGAAGGAGAAGAACAACAAGGAGCAGACCCATTAGCAGGTTCTAATTTAGACCAAAGAGATTTAGACGAACAAGCGAGACAATTCGCAGAAGGTGGTAGTTCTAAACCCCAAGAAAATCCACCGGCCACAAGAAATAAAGCAAGGAACGAAGTAGGGCCGGATAAGCGCATGAGTGGATTACCAGCAGAAGCAGGTAATCAAAATGTAGATTCAAGAACAGAAAGAAGAGTTGGTTAATATGACAAATGATTTAAAACAAAAAGAAATACAATTAAAGAAAGAATTGGCTAAAGTTAAAGCACAAAACTCAGCCGATGCAAGAACGCTAAAAAAGAACAGAGACTATTCTGTTGGTGGATTACCGCCCGATACTTCACATAAAGCAACAAGAACATCTAATGATGTTCCTGATGTTATTTTACCGCCTTCAAAGCGTCGTGGAAAGAAAGAAAACATTCCTTTTTGAGTTGATTTAATATGGTCTTCCTAAAGGCACAATTAGCAGGTCGTATGAACGACCCCGAATTTTTAATCAAGTGTCTTGTTGAATATATTGAAAGTGATATTACTAAAGCGGAAAAAAAGCGGAAAGTGTTTCCGAAAGATGAAAAAGGCGCATTAGAAGAAAAATTGAAAAGAAGACAGCGTTCAAAAAGGAGAGCATTTCCCGAAAAATTAGGAGATAGGAGATTAAAAGTTTTTGACAAACCTAAAAAACTTAAAGATACTCCAAAAGAAGAAATAGATATTACTGGAGAAGACCTCTTTCTTGCATTGAATAATAAAACTGCACTGAGAGAACTTAAGACTATTTTAAAACAACCTGAGACAAAAAAATACTTAAGTAGATTAAAACAAGTTGCTGTAAAGTTTCCCTATGATGGCTTACCAATGAAAGGTGGCAAGGTAGATAAAAATAGCACAGAATATAAAAAGAAATTAAAAGATTTTTTAGTTTCTTCTTCTATGGCAAGAAATGTCAAATCAAGAAAAACTGGTGCAGTTATTCAAGGTGGTGGTGCTAAAGGAATGGGCGCAACCAGAGAGGTTAATCTTTATTTATCAGAAGCACTCACTAAATTAAAAGATGAAAGTAAAGATGTGAAGGTTAAAAGAAAAGCCGCAGAAATTATGCGAATGATTAAAAATAGAAATGAAGAAATGATGGAAGACTTGAAAGTTGCTGAAAGCCAAAGGAAAAAAATTATGGGAACTCTTGGTGATGACAGTTCTAAACTAAATAAAGTTACTAAAAGTTTTTGGACAAATTTTGCTAAGGAATTTAAGGAAATAGGTGCTAGAATTAAATTACCTTTAGATGGAAATGAAACTCATAATTCAAAAGCCCTTGCTGGAATATTGTCTTATGGTGGAGAATTTGTAGTTGCTATTTTAGATTTACTTGATAGAAAAATGGGAGTAAATGAAATTACTCCACAGAAATTAAAACTACCAAAAGATATTTATGATTCTCCCCGAAGCACACCTGAATGGATGCAAGAAAGAGATAAGACAAACAGAAGCGGAAAGGTCAGTGATGCACTTAGAGAAGCAGCAAAAGTCAAAAAAGCCAGTGATTCAACAATGGTTTATAATATGATTGATATTTCAAAAGCCGGTGGTAAGTTTAAAATTGCTATAAGACAGCAACCATACAATCCCGAAACCGAAGGACACGGTGAATTAATAGAAAAGATTAATTTGGTTTCAAACGCTCTCAAGAATAAAAAATTCAAAGAAGTTAAGTTAATAGATATAATTAAAAGATTTGCCGAATACTCTGGTGGTATTTCTCCAAAGGCTAGAAGAAAGTCAAGTAAGGAAGATATTCAAAATTATATGGCTGACAGAAAGAAAGAAATTATGCAAGGTCTTAAACTTAAAAAGAAAGTTAAAAAGATTCCAAAGGTTTTAATTAAAGAGTATGATGAATTAACCGAAGAGATTGTAAGTGATTTAAGAAAATATTATTCTTTTACTATGGACACTAAACCTAAATTGGATGCAAATAAAATGTTTCAAAGAGTTACCGGCAAGAATGTTACTGGTAAGTCTCATGGTAAGATATTACAAGAAGCAATTGATTCTGCTAAAGAGGCAGAAGAAAAAAGAATGTTGAGTGTTACAGAGGAAGACTTAAAAGAGTATTCCGAAAACGAAGAGATGTTATCTGAAGCAAACGAACAATTAGAATTAATTTCTGGAGTAGTAGGAAACAAGAATTACCTCAAAGAAATAAAAAACATGATTGATTTTGTAGAGGCTATGATTAAAATGCAAACTACTTATAGGCTTGCTAAAGTAAAGATTAGTAGAATGTTGTTTGACCCTTCCGCTAAAGGTTCTTCGATTAAAGTGGCTTTAACTGCTAAAAGAGATTTAGAAAATGAAGTGCTAGAACTCCTTAAAAAGTTTAATAAACAAGAAACATTAAGTGTGTATATTGATGCCAACAAAATCCCTAAACCAGAACAATACACTAAGTTAATTGAAACGATTGATTTAGATTTTGACCCTAAAGGAGAAGAAAGTCGCATTTTAAGCGAATTTGAGTTCGATGCGTTTTTAAAAGCATTTGATGAAAAAGATTTAAGTTCCGTCAAAGACTTATATATTAACTTTGGAAAACTTGAAACTAAAAGTAGAAGACTTTATGCAAAGAGCAAAGAAATTGAAAAATACCTAAAAACCGCTACTCAAGAAAGAGAAGAAGTTTCTTTGCTTCAACAGTTCTTTGAAATTAAAAGGGCAAAAATGGCAGGAGAAAAAATTAAAGAAAAGCCAAAGATGCTTGATGTTTTAACTCAAAGGTTCAAAGCCAATCCTATTTTTGATGAGCAAGGAAAAGAAATATCCTCAATTGCTGATATTGCTAAGTATTTAGAAAAGAAATATGAAAAAGTAATAGACTTAGAAGACGACGACTTAGAAGACTTTATCAGTTCTTGGAAAGAACACGCAAAGGAAGAAGGAAAGAGACTTAAAACATTAAATGAAAAAATACAGGGGGATAAAGAATGACATGGGATTTTTACGAAGAAGGAAAAGAAATTATTCTCAAAGAGAATAAGAAAGATACGCCAAAGAAGTTACTTGACGGATTAGATGCTAAAAAGAGAAAGCGTCTTAAAAAGGTTTTACAATCCGCACAACCGACAGAATTTTTCGGAAAGGACTTTACTCAAATGGGTGAGTTAATTGATGTTCTTAAGGATTTAGACTTAGTTAAGTCCGATAATAAACTCAAGAAGAAGATGAAGTCAATGGATGACAGGAACATTGACATAGTGGCTACCGCTACTGAACTTCGTAAGGACTACGAGTTGCTGTATCGGCAATTGAGAGATTTAGTTTATCCAAAGAAAAAAGGTGATGAAGAGTGACAGAACAAAATGTAGAACTATTAGCCATTCTTAAGGCTTTGACAGAAAAGATTGAAAATTTAGAAAGAACTGTTTATCATCAAGATAACCTATTAATGAAGTCCGGTTTAGTTGTGGCTTCAAGCCCGACTCCTAATATGAATAATGGTAATTCATCCGATTCTCCAATGGGTGATGTTGGAAGTATGGATTGGTCTGATATTCATAAAATGGTAGAAAAGGTAGGTGGACAATAATGCCGGAAAAAGTAACAAGAGAAGAAAAAATAGTCGAATTAGCGATTCTTAAAGCAAGAGAATCTTTAGAACAATTACGAGATGGATTAACAAAAGATGAAATGCCAACAATTGAAAAGGTTAAGCGACCAAAGGCTAAAGCATCTAAGCATGGTATTAAGCAAGACAAGGTTCATGCTAATGCCGGTGGAGAAGAGTCCAAAAGCGGTAAAATTAAGAAAGCCTTTGATAAAGCAAAAATGATTAAGGCTGTTCGTTCAGCAAGAGCATTTGTTATCGAAGGAGATAGACAAATCGAAAAACAACTTGCTAAGGGTGTTTTGAACGAAGAAGAAACAAAAGCACTAAAACAACTTAAGACTCAAGTAGAGGCTGTATATCAGGTATTAACTAAACAAATGACTATGCTTGGTAAAAGCAAAGGTGGATTTGGTGACTTTAAGAAAGACGATAGAGATGTCGAATTTACAGAACAACAGCAACAAATGGCAAATGAAACTTTTACTGCATTAGAAGCCGCTATGAAGAAAATTACTTCCGAGTATTTAACTGCTCCTTTGAGCAAACAAGGTAAAATGGAAAGCGATATGAAAGAAATAATGGATGATTTAAACGAATTAACCATGTATTTCGGTAGAAGTTCATAGGTGAAATAAATGGCTTATCTTCTTGAAAAAGATAAGTCCACATCGGATGAAATTGTTCGCTTATTTGAAAAAGTAAGAGTGGCTTATCTATCGGCTCGCACTGACCCCAAAGAATACGGGGCAAAGTGGCGTAGTGCAATAGATGGTATTACAGAAGCCTATGAAAACAGTAATGAACTTTCAAATGAGTTAAAGAACTTTATTGAGATTTCAGATTTAGAAGCAGATGATGTCAAAGACCCTCAATCTCAAAACGCTGAAAAGATATTTGAAGGAATAAAGAAACTTCGTTATTCTTCCGAATCAGTAGATGACCCTTTCGCTAAAAGATTCAAAGGTGAAGTGTTGGAAGCATTGTTATCTTCAACGGGTAACATGGTTAAATTCGTTCACTATGCCATTAGAGAAGACAGTAAAGCACTATCTCCCGACATTTACGCTGTTAAAGACATCGAACCCGACGATATTACAGAGGGTCTTCAAGGACTTGACATAGAAGTGGATGATATTGACCTCTATATTATCGAGCATTATGGGGATGGAAAAGACTCAAACAAAGTCAAATCTAAAGTAAAGGCAGCGATGAACATATTAGAGTTAATCTTTTTGTCTAAGAATGATAAAGACGATTGGAGTGAATTAGAAGATATTGAAGGACTACCAATTAAGAAGGCAGAAGAAAAGAAATCCACTGAAGAGAAAGCCGAATCTGATTTTATTGTTCCAAATAAACCTATGTATAGAATATTTGATATAGAAGACATGAATGAACTTAAAGGCTTTAGTGGTGAATATTATGTTCAAGAGAAGTATGACGGCCTTCGCATTCAAATGCACAAAATAGATAAAAAAGTCAAAGTGTATTCATTTGATGGTAAAGATATTACTTCTAAGTGTAAAGAACAAGTAAAGGAATTACAGAAGAAACACTTTGGAGATTGTATCTTAGATGGGTCTTTGCTTTTGTTTAAGGGAGATGAAGCCCTTAATAGAGCAGAAACAATCTCTCATGTATTTAATGACAAAAATCCTGATGGTAGATTAAGAATACATATGTTCGATTTACTAAGACATAATGAGAAATCTTTATTAGAAGATACATTAACCCAAAGAATGCAGTTAATGTTTAATAATTATTCTATTCATTCAAGTGAAGACTTAACTTTCCCTTCTAAGAAAGATACTCGTTTAGCAGATTCTACTAAAGACATAGAAGAATACTCTAAAGCAATCATGGATATGCCAACAGCAGAAGGAGTAGTTATAAAGGATTCTACTTCTACTTATTATGTTGGAACAAAGAAAAATCCTAAATGGATTAAGTGGAAGAGTTTTGTGGATTTAGATTTAATTGTCCTTGATAAAAAGTCTTCTAAGGGTAACTACTCTTATACTCTCGGTGCAGGGCCGACAGAAGGAGAAGGAAAACATTACCAAGAAATAGAAGGTAAAACCTATATGGTTGTTGGTAAAGCCCTTAACACTAAAATCAGTGCTGACTTAGGAAGTATTGTAAGAGTCAAAATAGACCAAGTAAAGAAAGAGGGAGAGCGATATATTGTTCACTCCGCTAAGGTCATAGAGGTTCCCGAAGCCATACATCCCGACAAGTTAATCACTCTTGAGATGCTATCCAACGATGAAAAGAAATCATTGAATTATAATGTAGAAGCATTAAAGAAAGGTTTGAAAATTACAGACCATATACACGGAGAAGCGTCTATTATAATTAAAGGAGACATGGATGGCTTTACTATTTATGGTTTTGAAGAAGATAACTTAATGTCTAAAAATGCTTTAGTTGATTTAGATATGTGGAAACAACAAGCGGAAGAGATTATGAAAACTAAGCAATCTCGATTAACAGTAGCAGCATTTCAGTTTATGAAGACTACTGGGCCTAAAACAATTAAGGAACTTCATAACCATTTAGTTAAGGAACATAAAGATATTTATGAAGATATTCTTGAAAGTAAATTAGATAAACTTAAAGACTGGATGAAACAAAGAGATGGTATTTCATATGATGAAAAGACCAATAAACTTTATTCCGAAGACGATAAGATAATGCAAGAAGAAAACATTCTCAAATCATATAAGACTCCAAAAGAATATCAAACAGGACAATTCAAATTATACCTTAGAGATGATGATAATTTAAATTTAGTTATTAAACTTAAAGATGAGACTTTAAATTGGCTTATTGATTTAGAAAAAGATGATGATATATTTGAGTTGTTTGGTAAAGCCGGTAAATTTCCCGCTATGGTAGCAAACAATATATCTAAGAGAAAAATACTTGATGAAGGTAAGATTAGATTAGGAATACAAAAACATGGTTATCATGAGTATTTCCTTGAAGGTAATAAGTTTGAAACTAAATTTAACATTAGAAGACTTAAAGTAGATAATAAAGATATGTGGTTAGCATGGTCTGGATATAAGCAAACTCCTGCTGATGACGATACAGATGCAGGATTATGGGATATTTATGAGGACAGGTATAAAGAATTGCCCCTCCCTACCAAATAGAACGGTGTCTATTATATAGTCAAAGAGAATAGGAAGGTTTGAGCAAGATGAGCATAAGCGTCATGGCTACAAGGAATGATGGATTCAATATTCTAAAGAGCAACGACGACTTAATGATTGGTGGATATGCAAGCATTGAAATTGTAGATAAGCAAAATGATTTGATTACATTAAAAGCATTGAAAGAATCAGTTAAGAAGTTCATGGAAGATTCAAAGTTTAGAAATGTAATGACAAACCATTCAAATGTTCAAGTCGGTGAAGTCGTAGATTCATATAGAGATAAAACAGGAAAATTATGGAAATCCGAAGTAGATGATGTGGGATTCTTTGTAGTAATTAAACTAAGAGATGACATTGAAAAAGCAAAGGAAGTAGGAAGAAACATTCGCAAAGGGTCATTAAGGTCATTTAGTATTGGTGGACAGGCATTACAAAAAGTAAAGAAAAGCCACAATGAATTAGGGGAATATAACGAAATAAGTAAGTTAGAACTCCATGAAGTAACAATATGTGAAAAAGGCATAAATCCCGAAGCGAAATTCGATATTTTAAAACAAGATATAGGAAGTGAAAAAATGAGTGAAAAACTAGAAAAAGCACTGAGCGAATTGGACACCCTTTTGGAAGAAGTTAATATGCTTCGCAAAGAGGAAGAAGATGATGAAAAGATGATGGAACGGGCTTCTAAAGAAGAAGGCATGGAAATGGCTGATGATGAAGAAGAAGACATGGAAATGGCTGAATATCAAGACGAAGAAGAAGACATGGATGAAAAAGGCGACTATGAAAAAGAAATGGATGCTGATAAAGCATACTTAAGAACCCTTGATGGCGCAGGAAACCAAATTGGCGAACCTGCTGACCGAATCGTAATTAACAATGGTAAGCCGACTTCTTCGGATATGCCTGTTGTTAAAGCATTCAGCAACAATGAATTCGATTCTCTTGATTTGAGCAATTCAAACATTGAAAAGGCTTACGCTGCTTTCCGTGAAGAACAACTCGAAGCACTTGCTTACGATAATCTCCGAAAGTCTTTTGAAAGCCGATTTGCTAGTGAAAAAGCAAACCGTGAGAATGTTCTCGCAAAGTCTCAATATGACGCTGCAAGTGAAATTTCTTCATTAAAGGAAGAATTTACTCAATTGCGAAAGTCTTTGACAGCAGAGAAAGATTCAATCATTAAGGCTCAAGAAGAAGCAACTATACAACTCCCATCATTAGACGACATTTCAGAAATGGAGTGGTCGGATATTCACAAGATGGTGAACAACATTTGAGGTGATTTAAATGACAGGATATATTAACACAATAGCAGACTTAGAAGCGCAAACATACGGAATTAACAATTTACCTGCCGGTAATGCTTTATTAAAGCAAGCAGGTATGATTGGCGGTATTCATACCGGACACGACGGCTCTCCCGCATTATCGGGTTCAGCAGTAAGTGATGTTTCAGCATTATATAACATCGTTTACGGACAAAAGGTTTGGTCTATGTTGAATAGAGAAGTAAATGCTCTATCAATGATAGCAAAGCGACCTTATTCTTCAAGTGGTTGGAGAGTATTGAAAAGCCGACCTGCTGGCGGAAGTGGCAACTTATTCACTGTTGATG